TCATCAATTACAGTAGATACTGCGTTTGGATCTACGTATAGATCTAAACCAAGTACGTTCCCACGCAACGAACGTGGTGATGCTTGTCCTGCTGCGTTCATTGGTTGTGAGGCTGTGTAAATTGGGCGATCAGTTGTGTCCTTAGCACCAATTAACAAATTCCACTGACCAGTGCCAGCGATGTAAGCAGTTGCTAACTCGCCTGTTGCAAGGTATGCAGCTGGTGCTTGCTCTGCTACGTAAGCAATAAGTCCGTTAGATGTTGCTGCTTGTGGATTAGCTTGTGCGCCACCTGCTGTTAATGCTGCAATTACTGCTGCATCTGTTGCCTTATTGTAGGCCCGGGTCATATTTTCCAACATGGCTGCAAAGAAGTCTGGTGAGCTGCGCTCAAGGACCTCGAGGCTGTAGCGTTGAAGGCCACTGTATTTTTTGACTGTGAGATTTACATAGCTTGAGACAATACCTGTTTCTGATGGTGCGCCTGCTTCTGCAGTCTCTGCAACTGTACCTGATGTAGTGATCTTAGGTACTGAGATTGTCATACCTGCTGCTGGTAATGCACGTGTACCGATTGCATCTACAGCTGGGCGTGATCCAATTAAAGTATCTACTACTGTAGGTACGAATTGTGTTGGATTAAATGCTGGGTTAGTGGTGAAGCTGTCATCTGCAGCAGTTAAATATCTTGCTACATCTGCTTCTGCTTTCATTACCCACTGTGCTGATTCGTGGTTACCTAATTTTGCTTTGATGCTGTGTTCTAGCATGTGAGCTTGTGTTCTAATTGGTGAGCGTGGCTCTGTATAGAAAGATGCACTAATTGTAGGGCGTGCGGCTTCTACTGGAGCAGTCTCGACCACTGGTGTTGCTGTTGGCTCGGTGGTGTTTTCCACTATAGCCTCACTTTCCGTAGTTGGTTGATTTGTTGCATCCGCTTCGCCTTCGCTAGCGGCAACTTTAGTTACTTGTGCTTCTGTAAATGCTGGTGATTCAACTAAGCTCACTTCTTTAAGTGTTGCTTTAGTTACATAAATGTAATCTTTTTTCTGTGATGATTTAAGTACATCTACACCTACAGATAGGCCATCGATAAGCTGCTCACTTGCCAGCATTAAAGCATCAGATCCTTGCATGCTTGCACTGATCTTAAAGCTAGCGTAAATGCCATCTTCTTGTTCATTAAACTTCTGCATACGGCCAATAGGCTTATCGTTGCGGTGTTGCATAAGCATTTTAATTCTGCCGGGATCTCCTACATCTATTGATCCTTTAGCAAACACAACTTTACCGACACTGGTATTACCAGGCACTTCGAATGGCACAATTTTGCCAGCGATGACTCTACGCTCGCCATCTGCGCTTTCTATTTGACTACTGAACGTAAGTAACATCGCCGCTCTCATTTCCGTTAGGTGTTAGGTCTTCCATTTCTTTTGCATCTTCTATATCAATAAGTCCAAGTGATAGCATCTTCTCAATAGTCTCTAATCTTGCTTTGTCATCTGATCTTAAAAACGTTTCTGAAATATTGAAGCGGATCGTTTGTCCTGCGGCCGTGACGTCATTCATACTAAGTCTGTCCTCAATCGCACAGATATAAGGTTGTAGCGAATAGGCAACAAACTCTTTACGACCATCAATAATGTTTTGGTAAGTCATGCTGTTATTCATATCTGCAGAGATATAATAAGCCGGTACGTTCATGGCTCGTGCAATTTGTGTGGCAAGATATTGTGATGCTTCGTTATACATCATATCTTTAGGGCTAAATCCAACAGTCTCATAAGATAATGTGCTAGTTAGATACGCAGTAGATCTTGATTGACGTGCTTGCTTCCAAGCCGCTAATAATCCTTGTACTTGTGCTTCTGGCATATCTGCGCCAGTGTTTTTAATAAATCCTGTTGCCATAGGTGTCTGTGATGCTACAGCTGCAGCTTTTTCAATATCTAATGCGCTTTGTATTGTGCGACCTGCAGTTTGTAATACGCCTTGTGTCAAACCTTGGAAGGTAATTAAAGATCCTGGACCAGAATCAGGGCATCTTTGATTATCGACTGTGTAGTATAAAACCTCGGTGCCTAATTGATTTAATTGTGCAACTACTCGTGTATTAGCAACCCATTCGAAACGTGATGGTCGTAGGTCGTCAGCAAAAACTGAAACCACACGCCAAAAAGCTTGGCCGTAGAAGATTAATGAATCGACAGTCCAAGAAATAGTAACGGATCTTGGTTGGCGAATGTCTGGTTGTTCGCACCAAAGCGGTGTAGGTAATTGTTCGCCTGTAGATTTTTTGTACAGCTCTAATGGTAAATATCCAATAACACCTTTAATTAAATTTGCGCATCGATTAACAGCCGGTACTTGTGTTGCAAGTGTGCGATCCATAGGACCTGCACCAAACGTGTTGTAACCAAATCCAATGATGCTATCGCCCATAACGGCAGGGGCGTATTGCGCTTGTAGATTCTCAGTTTTTTTGGTTATACCCAAAGCAGACAATAGACCCATATGTATACTTTATACCATAAATCGGACTATTGGTGCAAGTTAGACAAAGATTTGCGCAGTTTGTTGTGGTTTTGTTAGTTGACTTACGACCATAGCCAGTGATATGGCAGCTGTGACATCGCCAGCGGATTTTCTACGTATTATGCGCCAGCCAGCATCATTAGTCTTAGCTGCACAGTTATTTAAATGCTGTACTAGCTCTGCCTGCCCAGAATGGACTACTCGGTTATTAGCCAGGCCATCGGCAAGGTCTGAGCACGCCTGGTAAAACGTCTGCCCTGATACATCAACCATTCGCCAGCCACTTTGCTCTAATCTGGTAGCAATAGTTTGCGTGGCGTACTTGTCATAACAGATGGTGTGTGGATGGTACTTACGTGCCCACTCATTTATATCACTAGCCATCTTGATCTCATCTATGGCTATATCGCTATGCCACAGTTGTGCTAATCCAACTGCTATCTTCCCATCTTTGACTTGACCCATAACAAGCGCCCCAGATCGCCTAGTAGGTGCAATATCAAATGCCATAATTGTTTGTGGCCCGACAGGTATCTCTAAACTGCTATCGCTGCACTGCTCGATTGATCCATATACCCAGGGACTGACAGTGCTATCGATCCACTGGCATAACATCTCAGTACGTGTAGCTTCTATACTGTTAGTGTTTACAGCTTCTTCCAATGTTTCTTCTGTTACTAAATATCCTAGGGCGGGGTTTGCCATAGCCCAGGCTTTTCTATCGTGTATTTTACAATGCTGTGGTGCCGACCATTCATAATAACCTAAAGTCTTTGGCGGATAGGATAATGAACGCTCTCTAAGATCATTAAGCACTGTGCTAAACCCATCACCTGCGTTACTGGTCATTAAAGTCATCGAGTTTGGTCTTGCACGTGTTACTGGTAATGCAGCTGTAAAGGCTTCCTCAGACCATTCACGTAATTCATCAAGATATAAGAAGTCAGCGGTTTTTCCACGAGGTGCATCTCTAGTAGCTGCTGCAATTTCATACCTAGCACCATTTTTTAATGTAATAGATTCTTGACCATTAGCCAGGCGGATCTGCCTTACTTGATCTTTTAAGAATGGATTGTCCTCTATGGTAAATGCAACGTTTCTAAATGTATCTAATGCCATATTGCGGTTAGATGACATACCCAGGACATTTTTAGAGCCCCAAATAAATAAATGTGCCAATATAAGCATTCTGGCCAGATGAGTCTTACCCGATTGGCGACTTACGAGAATGAGTCCAGTCTTCTTGATCCACATATCATTATCATCTACAGATAACAGGTCATCTAGTACCCAGCGTTGCCAAGGGATTAAAGGTAAACCTATTTTCTCAGCCAAGTCTGCAACCTCTTGCGACTTTGTGCGACCTTTTAAAAGTAACGTGTGGATTCTAGGCTCAGTGCTGCCAATTAGCCCGACCCCTCGTGGCGTCTGTTTTATTTCCGTATCATTTTGCATCGAAATCAAGCGTATCAGGTTTATTAAATGGTGAGTCTGGCACTGTTCGGATCGTCTCAGGGAGAGAAGGTTTTAG